TTAAAAAGATGCGTGGCGGCGGTATGGCTAGACCAGGCAAAGCTAGAAAAGGCATGTAAAAATGGCTACCTCGAATACTACCACATTTAATTTAAGTTTTGATAGTATCATCGAACGTGCTTATGCTCGTTGTGGTAAATCTGTTAGAACTGGTTATGAGCTTAGAGCTGCAAGAGACAACTTAAATTTGTTGTTTTCTGAGTGGGGTAATCGGGGTATTCATTTATGGAAAGTAAAAAATCATACACAAAATCTGACAGCAGGCACAACTACATATACTGCACCGTCTGATGCATCAGATGTATTGGAATTAGTTTTTAGAAAAATTAGCGGTGGCACTACCACGGACACAAGTATGACAAAAATATCTAGGTCAGAATATGAAAATGTACCAAACAAGTTTGAACAGGGACAACCAAGTCAATATTTTGTACAAAGAAATTTAGCAAACGTTGAGATAAATCTTTATCAAACACCTAACGAAACTGACACTCAGATAAATTATTTTTATGTAGGTAGGATTGAAGACGTAGGTGCTTATACAAATGAGCCAGATGCTCCTTTTAGATTTTTGCCGTGTACAGTCGCAGGTTTGGCATATTATCTTGGTCAAGAGGTAGCACCTGAAAGATCACAAGAATTAGAAAGAAGATATGAGGCAGAATTACAAAGAGCATTGACTGAAGATAGTCAATCAACCTCTGTTAACATAGTGCCTAGAAGTTTTTACGTGGGGTAACACATGACTTTTGCAAATGGTAATCGTGCTATAGCTTTATGTGATAGATGTGGACAACAATACAAATACTTACAATTGAGACAAGAATGGAATGGTTTATTTACTTGTCCTGATTGTTTCGAACCAAAACATCCACAATTAGATCCTGGTCACCACCCTGCTGATGCAATCGCACTAAGAGATCCTAGACCAGCTAGACAAGAACCCGTGCTTGTTTTTGCAGGAGCACCTGGTGATTCAGCATTTGAATCCAACGGTATGTTACCAGCAACACAAAGCACAGAGTTGCTTATTGGATCAACTCTTGGTACAGTTAGCGTGGTTATATCATGAATTATTCTGAACTTTTAGATAACGTAAGAAACTACACAGAGGTAACCTCTGATGTATTATCTAATTCCGTAGTTAATGTTTTTATCACAAATATAGAAAATCAAATAGATAGGCTCGTTGATACAGATGCGCAAAGGCGATATGCCACTTCAGCTTTTATAGCTAACAATTCTTTCTTAGATGTTTCAGGTCCAGAGGGTGGTTTTAGATTTGCTAGAGGTTTACAATTACATAAATCTGATGGAGAAATTGTATGGTTAGAGCAAGTAGATGCAACTTACATAGATGAATATGCAATAGAGAGATCTTCATCTAATACAAGTTTTACAGGTGAGCCTAAATACTGGGCGAATTGGGATTCGACTACTTTAGTTGTCGCTCCAACACCTAACTTAGCTTACACAGTTGAATTGTGGTACGATGAAAAACCTGAGCGATTAGGCAATGGCGCTGGCAGCACAAGCACCACAACTTTTATTTCTAATAATGCACCTGAGGTTTTGTTATACGGTGTTTTGTCCGAAGCTTATTCATACTTGAAAAATACTCAAGATATGCAATTATACACCCAGAAGTTCCAAAACGCTCTGACAGCTTTTTCTAATGAGCAAATGGGACGTAAACGAAGAGATGAGTATGTTGATGGAGTTTTAAGAGTCCCTTTACCATCAGCAGACCCAAAAGCCTAAGGAGGGCATAAAACATGGCAATAAATCAAGCAGTCTGTGCTTCCTTTAAGAGAGAGTTATTGGCAGGGGATCATGATATTGATAATGATACTATCAATCTCGCCCTCTATACAGATTCAGCAACCTTAAACGGAAACACAACAGCGTTTTCAGCAACTAATGAAGTCGGAAACTCTGGCACATATGCCAGCGGTGGGGCAACCCTAACTGGTGCAACCATTGGATTAACAGCAACTAGTGCAACAGCGTCAACAGCATTTGTTGACTTTGCAAACGTAAGCTTTACTTCAGCAACAATATCTGCTCAAGCAGCTTTAATTTACAATAGATCATCTGCTAACACTAATGCAGCTATTGCGGTTCTAGACTTTGGTAGTGTTAAGACATCAACAAACGGAACATTTACAATTGCATTTCCAACTAACGATGCTTCAAGTGCTATACTAAGACTTTCATAGGAGGTCTAAATGACCACCTACACTGTTACTGTTGTAAGCACCGGGAGTGGTAATAAATATTTCATTAACGGTGTTCAGCAGGACACAGTATATCTAGACACTAACGGATCATTTGTTTTTGACCAAAGTGCAGGTTCTAACGATGGGCATCCTCTACAGCTCAGTACAACATCAGGGGGAACTCATAGTGGGGGCACTCGGTATGATACTGGAGTCGTTTATACAGGAGACGGATCAAGTGTAAGCGCCTCTGATTATGTAAGTAATTTCAACACTTATACCACTAGAAGTGTTACAATAACCACCACAGCCTCAACCCCTAATTTATTTTATTATTGTGCTAATCACCCTGCTATGGGTGGATCTGCTCCCGTGAGCGACAGAAACAGTTGGGGTAGACAGGCATGGGGACACGGTCAGTGGGGCGATCAAGCAGAAATAGATGTAACCTTAGGATCTTTAACTGCATCAACGGCAGTATCGTCCGTGTCTATAGAAGCAACAATAGGTTCTGGTTGGGGTAGAGACGCATGGAGTAGTCTTGCTTGGGGCGTAGCTTTCTCTACAGAGTTAGGTTCTTTACAAAGCACTTTTTCTGCAGGTACACTATCTGTTGTAGGAGATGCTTTAGTTCAACCAACTGGTGTATCAGTAACTGCATCTGCAGGAACTGCAACAGGTGAGCCAGAACATAGAGTATTTCCAACAGGAGTTTCTTCAACTACATCATTAGGCTCTGTAAGTATTTTAGAGGGGGCGGGTACTATATTAAGCAGTCTCGCTATGACTTTTGCAACTGGTAATGAAACAGGTTCTGGTACAGTCGATGTGGGTTGGGGAAGAAATACCTGGGGTTCATTCGCATGGAATGAAAACATAGAATTTTTTGCAAACGTAACTAGCGTTTCAATAACTTCAAATTTAGGAAATTTAACTGTGCCCGTTACAGGCACTGGTGTAATAGTCAACGCCACAGGTTTAAGTATGACTGCATCCGCTGGAACATTAGTGGTTTCTGGTGCATCAGCGTTAGTTGAACCAACTGGTGTCACAATAGGTGCTGCCTTATCTGGTGCATCAGGTATTACAGGTGAGGGTAATGTTGGAGTTATTGCACCATCCGATCAATTGGATTTTGCTATCGGAACACCTGTTATAGACATATTTACTTTAGCAGATCCGGCTGGTGTGGCTATGACAAGTAGCTTAGGATCTATAAGCACTGTATCAGACGCATTAGTGCAACCTACGGGAGTAAGCTCTAGCTTTGCATTAGGCACGGCAACTACAAACGTGGGAACGGGTATTGTTGTTAATGTTTCAACAGTTGCGTTAAGTTTTAGTCCTGGTAGTGTAACACCAATTGCAGCCGCTGTAGTAAATCTAACAGGCTTAGAAACAACCGCTACATTAGGAAACACGTTTGAAACGCCATGGGCAAACGTGGTTACAGGAGCAAGTAATACATGGACAGAAGTAGATGCAGCATAAAAAAAGTGTTGCTAGGATATTAAAAAAAGATATATTTTAGAGAGGTGAAAATATGAGCACATATTCAAGCAGATTAAAATTTGAACTCATGGCGACTGGCGCTAACGCTAACACATGGGGTACAAGAACTAATAACAATTTAGATGTTGCAGATGCCTTTATCGGTGGATATTTATCAAAATCTGTAGCTGGTTCAGCTGATGTAACATTAACAACTGCAAATTCAGATCCATCTGCGGAAGCCTCTAACAAAGTAATTGAACTTACAGGTACATTGACAGGTGATATTAAAGTTCTCGTACCTGCTGTAGAAAGTAATTACCTTATTTATAATAATACTTCAGGCACACAAACTTTAACTATTGCTGCCACAGGACACACTGCAAATGGAACTACCATTTCTCAGGGTGGTTGGCACTGGGTTTACTGTAAAGGTTCATCAAATTTTAATGTGGTTGAAGCGCAATTTACAACAACAGATGCCTCTGCTTTAACTTCTGGAACATTAGCTAACGCTAGATTAGACGCACAACTTCAAGACGTTGCAGGACTAGCCACCACTGATGGTGGTGTTATAGTGGGCGATGGTGCTAACTTCGTTTTAGAAACGGGGGCAACATTACGAACAAGTTTAGGCTTAGGAACAGCATCTGATGTTCAGTTTAATGACATGCAAGTAGATTCACTTGGAGTTGCAACAGCAGCATCAGGCACGAGCGGTGAGATTAGAGCAACAAATGATATCACTGCTTTTTATTCTTCAGACGTTGCATTGAAAGAAAATATTGAAAACATTTCATCACCAATGGATAAAGTTCAAAATCTTAATGGTGTGTTGTTTGATTGGAAACAAGAGTTTATTGACGCAAAAGGTGGCGAAGACGGATACTTTGTTCGTAAAAGAGATGTCGGTGTTGTAGCACAAGACGTAGAAAAAGTTTTACCAGAGGTCGTGGGTACACGACCAGATGGTGTTAAAGCAGTCAAATATGATAGATTATGCGCTTTATTAATTGAGTGTGTAAAGGATTTACAAGATCAGGTTAACGATATAAAAAAGGATAACTAATGCCTACACCTTCAGGAGAAATAGGGTTATCTGATGTTAACGATGAATTAGGCAATTCCACAACAGCCCAGATTAATATGAACAACGCCGATGTAAGAAGTTTGGCGGGTGTTTCATCTGGTGCTATCAGCATGTCAGATCTTCAGAGTAAGTCTTTTGCTCCAACTATTAGTTCAATTACAGGCACAATATTAACGGGAATCGCAACTAGTTTAACTATTGCAGGTACTAGATTTAATGCTCCAAATAACGTGACAGTTAACTTTACTCAATCATCTGATAGCATTAACGAAAATGTTGTAGTAACTCCCGCAAGTGATACTTCTCTTACAGTTGCTGTCCCTGCAAACGTTTATAACAATGTTACCGCAGGTAATGCCGTAACTATTACAGTAACTAACTCTGATGCTAGAACATCAACAGGTTCAAATACTACTGCTGTTGCTTCACCTAGTGGTGGTTCAATTACCACAAGTGGTGATTTCAGAATTCATACTTTTACGTCTTCAGGAACTTTCACCAACACTATTTCAAACTTAGAGGTTGAATATCTTGTTATTGCAGGTGGTGGCGGTGGTTCACAATCAAGAGACGCTACTGGTGGAGGCGGCGGTGGAGCAGGTGGTTATCGTACCTCTGTTGTTGGTCAGACATCAGGTGGCGGTTCATCTGCTGAATCAAAACTAACTTTATCAACTGGTGACAAGACAGTCACTGTCGGCGCTGGAGGTGGAGACAGAACTAACGGTAATGACTCTGTCTTTGACTCAGTCACATCATTAGGTGGTGGACGTGGTGCAGGATACAGCAGAAACAACGGTGGTAACGGTGGATCTGGTGGTGGACAAGCATTCAGTCAAAGTGCAGGTTCAGGAACAGCAGGTCAAGGAACTAACGGTGCTTCAGGCGGCACTGGATTTGGTGGCGGAGGCGGTGGAGCTTCTGCGACTGGATCAGGCGGTGGAGGAAGTACCGGTGGTAACGGTGGTCCTGGAGAATCATCAAACATAGATGGTTCAACCACTACTAGAGCTGGCGGTGGCGGCGGTGGATCAAGTACAGGATACGGCACTATAGGAAGAGGCCAAGGTGGTTCAGGTGGCGGTGGCGCAGGTGGCGCTGAAGGTCAGCCAGGCGGTGACTCACCTCAAAACGGCACAGCTAACAAAGGTGGCGGTGGCGGTGGGCCAATCGGTAATGGTGGTCAAAACAGTGGTGGTCAAACTGGAGGAACAGGAGGATCAGGTCTCGTCATTGTGAGATATGATGTAACAAGTATATAGGATAATAAATGGCACATTTTGCATTAGTAGAAAATAATTTAGTAGTAAAAGTAATAGTCGCAGAACAAGAATACATAAACACTCTTGAAGGGACTTGGGTTCAAACTTCATATAATACTAGAGGTGGCGTTCATTATCAACCTGACACTAATACTCCTAGTGAAGATCAATCGAAAGCATTAAGAAAAAATTACGCAGGCATTGGAGACACTTATGACTCTACAAGAGATGCTTTTTATAAACCAAAACCTTTTGATTCATGGGTGTTAAGAGAAGATGATTGCATATGGCACGCACCAGTGGAGTATCCCTCAGATGGTAAAAATTATGGATGGGACGAAGAAAACAAGCAATGGGTAGAATTAGAAAGTTAGTAACTAACTAACTCAATTGAGCGATACTTACGACATATTTCGCATACCTGTTTTCGCAGAGTATACAGATCTAGATAATAAAGCCATGAGTGATTATTCTTTATCGCTTATGGAAAAAGATGAAGGACGTAAACTTTCTAATGAGGGAGGATGGCAGTCCAAAGATTTGACAGGTGTGCACATGCCTCTCAACGATTTATTTAAAAACATTACTACCGCAAGTAATAACTTTGCATCACAATTATTTTTACCCAAACAACAAATAAGTAACATTTGGATTAATGTAAATGGCTACAAAGATTTTAACACAAGTCATAGACATCCTAATTCTTTTTTGTCAGGTGTTTATTACTTACAAACACATGAAAATTGTGGTTGCATATCCATGACTAATCCTTGTGCATCTCTAATTGAAGGCTATTGGTCCCCTCATATAATTGTTGCTAATGAAAATAGACTTAACTGTAAATGGGAGTTTCCTGCAGAAACAGGCAGAATGTTTATTTTTCCAAGTTGGATGGAACATGAAGTAAAACCTAACTTAGACAAACATAAAAAAAGAATTTCAATATCTTGGAACACATGTGTTGATAAAGGAGAATAGATGATAAAACCAGAAGAACTAAAAGAAAAAGACTTTAGAATATATTTAGGAATGCCCATGTATGGTGGAATGTTGTGCGAAGCCACTCTTCACGGACTGTTAGAAGTTCAACAATGGAGTATGGCAAAAGACGTAGGGTTACGTTTTCAATCGATGGGTAACGAAAGCTTAATAACAAGAGCTAGAAATACAATAGTATCAATGATGATGGATGATAAAGATTTTGTAGCAACACATCTTTTATTCATTGACGCAGATATAGGTTTTAGTTGGAGAAACATAGAACGATTATTATGTGCTGATAAAGACGTTGTTTGTGGAGTATATCCAAGAAAACATTTACATCTTGAAAAAGCATCGAAGTGGATAAAACAAAATCCTGAAATAACTCCTGATGATCTAGAAGCAAAAATTTTAGGCTACAATCTTAATTTTGATGATCCAAATAATTTAAGAGGTGAGAGTGGTTTTTACAGAGTGAATGAGGCCGCAACTGGCATGATGTTAGTAAAAAGAGACGTTTTTAGAACTATGTTTAAAAAGTTTCCTGAAAGAAAATATGAGTCTGATCAAATTGTAAATGGTCAATATTTTAAGTCTGATAATTGTTATGATTTGTTTGCTGTTGGACCTTACAAAACTCAACATGTAGATGGCTCACCTATGATTAGATACTTATCAGAAGATTATTACTTTTCTAGATTATGGCAAGAGTGTGGCGGAGAGATATGGGCTGATCTAGCCATGCCACTAACACACTTTGGTAACAGAGCTTTTAAAGGTCATGTTGCATCTTTGGTAGCGCCTAAAGATGCGTGAGTTTAATTTATCTAAAAACACCTTGATGGGTGGTTGGTTTATAGATGGTGAGATTTGTGATAAAATAATTAAATCTTACATAGAGAATAGTGGTAGGGCTAAAGAGGGCAAGGTTTACGATGAACAACAAAATTCTATTGTTGAAAAAAAGACAAAAGAAAGTTTTGACTTACATTTTGAATCAAGCATTCTTTTTTCGCCTTACAGAGATTATTTAGATGAATTACAAAAAGCTTTAAATCTTTATCATAACAAATATCCTATGGTAAATGAGATACAAAGATTTACAATTAAAGAGTTTATTTATATTCAAAAGTATCCACCAGGCGGCGGCTTTAAGAAGTGGCATTTTGAAGAACCAGGGCATCTAAAAAGATGTTTAGTTTTTATGACTTTTTTAAACGACATGACTGATGAGGGAGGGACTGAGTTTCTTTATCAAGACCTTAAGGTAGAGCCAAAAAAAGGATTGACCTTAATATGGCCATCTTATTGGACACATACTCACCGTGGTGTCATTAGTAAAACACAAGAAAAATATATAGTTACTGGTTGGTATAGTAATTTTTAATATAGAAAAATGACCCTTAATATACTATTTTAAGATTATGCCCTTAGTAAATTTTAGACCAGCACCAGGTATTAATAAAGAAGTCACTGATTATACAGGACAAGGTAAGTGGACTGATGGTGATATGGTGCGTTTTTTTCAAGGTTCTGCACAAAAAATTAAAGGATGGGAGAAATTTCTTAGCACGACTTTAGTGGGTGTTGCTAGAGATATGCATGCTTGGATTGCATTAGATGGCACGAGATACAACGCTATAGGGACAGATAGAAAGCTTTATGTCATAGAAGAGGGTTTGGCCTCAGATATAACACCTCTAAGAAGAACACAAGCAAGAACTAATCCTTTCACTACAAATGCCACAACGTCAGTTTTAGTATCAGACTCTGGACATGAAGCTGTAGCGGGTAGTTTTGTAACATTCGACTCTTTTAGTGCTATTGATGGTTTAGACATGAATAAAGAGTTTGAAGTAACTTCAGTGGTAAATACAGCGGCATATGTCGTGACACACACTAGCGCTGCATCAGGTTCTACATCAGGCGGTGGTGGAACAGGTAATATGAAATATCAAATCAATCCAGGTCCTGAGTTTTCTACTCCTGCTTTTGGATGGGGCACTGATACTTATGGTGCAGGAGGTTGGGGATCTCCTTCAACAACATCAAATGTGACGTTAGAAGCGAGACAATGGTCACTAGATAATTTTGGCGAAGATTTAATAGCTACTGCATTAAATGGAGGTGCTTTCAGGTGGGATACATCTGCAGGCGTATCCACTAGATGTGAGGCTATAACTAACGCACCAACTAAATCTAGATTAAGTTTAGTATCAACACCAGATAGACATTTATTATTTATGGGCACACAGCCAACAATTGGTGGCACAAATCCACAAGATGATTTATTAATAAGATTTTCAAACCAGGAAGATATAAACACATATCAACCTACTGCAGAAAACACTGCAGGCTCATTACGAATAGCTGACGGATCACGAATAGTGGCGGCAGAAAGATCTAGAGGACAAATTCTTGTATGGACCGACACGTCATTACACTCTTTACAATTTATTGGTCCTCCGTTTACTTTCGGTTTAAGACAATTAGGTCAAAACTGTGGAATAGTAGGCAGTCATGCAGGCGTAGATATCAACGGTGTAAGCTATTGGATGTCACAAGATTCTTTCTTCTTATTCGATGGTTCAGTAAAAAAGTTACCATGCACTGTAGAACAATTTATTTTTAATAATCTTAATGTCACTGGAGCAGAGAATGCTTTTGCGGGACATAATGGAGAATTTAACGAAATTATGTGGTTTTACCCAAGAACGGGGTCTGATCAAATTAATGCTATTGTAGCTTACAATTATTTAGAAGGAACATGGTGGACAGGAACATTATCTAGAACAACATGGATAGATAGAGAAGTTTACGATAACCCTGTAGCTACCGAATATTTGAGTACAACTACAGCAAACAACGAAGTAATTTTAGGTTTGACTGATGGTGCTACACAAGTTTTCTCTCACGAAGTAGGTAACAATGGCGATGGTCAAGCTATAACAGCTTTTGTCAAATCAGGAGTTGTGCAGATAGGAGAGGGTAACGATTTTGCTTTTGTTTCAAAATTAATACCTGACATAGAAGATCAAGAGGGCACATTAAATGCAAA